AAATTAATATGTCGGAAAAAAAAGAAATGGTTAATCATCCCGACCATTACCAATGTGGTAAAAATAAAGAATACGAAGCCATCAAAGTTATTGAGGCTTGGGATTTAGATTTTCATCTTGGAAACACCGTAAAATATATTTCAAGAGCGGGAAAAAAAGGGGCAGACAAAGAACTTCAAGACCTAAAGAAAGCCTTATGGTATCTTGAAAGAAAAATTAAAAACTTAGAAGATAATGTTAGTTGATATTCACGAAAAGGCTGAAGGAGCCATATTATTAGATGGTCTCGAAGGAGCAATTATAGGTATTGCCGAAGAGTTTGGTAATGGACCAAGAATATTATATTCCAAAGAAAAGATATTATCAATTCTAATGGAAAGAGATGGAATGGATAGTTTGGAAGCCGAAGAGTTCTATTACTATAACATAGTTGGTCTATACGCAGGAGAACAAAACGCAATATTCTTAGACCTTCCAATTAATATGATTAAAAATAACGACGAGTGGGAATACCACGAAAATTAAAAGATATGATAGAAACAGGAAAAATTATAAACGGAGATTGTAGAGAGGAAATGGGAAAACTTCCTGAAGGTTCCGTAGACTTAATCGTAACATCACCACCATATAATTGTAATATCAACTACGATACACATCAAGATGATATGACAATGGAGAATTACTGGGTGTTCACAGAAGAGTGGTTAACTCAAGCCTTACGTGTATTGAAAGATGATGGAAGAATCGCAGTAAACATTCCATATGAAACCAATACACAAGAAAGAGGTGGAAGAGTTTTATTTATGGCAGAGTTTTGGGGAGTTATGAAAAAGGTTGGATTTAAATTCTTTGGAGTTGTTGACCTTGAAGAGAGTTCTCCACATAGAAGCAAGACTACAGCTTGGGGTTCTTGGATGTCACCATCAGCACCATACATTTATAATCCAAAAGAGTGTGTAGTTCTTGCTTATAAGAAAAACCACATTAAAAAAATTAAAGGTGAACCTGAATGGATTGGTGTTATTGATAATGTTGAACAGGAAGATGGTACATTTAAAAAGAAAGTATTATATCCTGAAGAATCAAAAAGAGAATTTATGGATTTAGTTTTTGGACAATGGAATTATTTTGCCGACACAAAACAAATGACTAAAGCAACATTCTCTATGGACATTCCAACTAAGGCAATCAAAATCCTTACATATAAGAATGATATAGTTCTTGACCCATTCTGTGGTAGTGGAACAAGTATGGTTGCCGCAGAGACTTTAGATAGAAAATGGTTAGGAGTAGAACTTTCTCAAAACTATACGGAAGTTGCCAAAAAAAGAGTTCAAGGTTTTGTTGACCAAAAGAAACAATTAAAATTAGAAATAAAAGAACATGGAGCATTATAATCATTTAACTTTTAAAGACGACAGAGGTTCGTATACACCAATATCAACCACGGTTTTGGGTGATAAATGGGACCAATGTTCAATTAGTATTAATAATGAACCATATACGTTTAGGGGTCTTCATTATCAGGACAATCCAAGACAAACAAAGTATGTTAAAGTTGTTCAAGGTTCAATTGTAGATTTTATGGTTGACCTTAATACCAAGGAAGTTGAATATTTAATAATGAAAGATACTGACGCTGTTCGTATTCCTAATAATAAAGCTCACGGTTTTTTAACATTAGAACCTAATACTATTGTGGTATATTTGGTTGAGGGAGATTATAGTCCTGAGTCTGAACATAGTATTCCGTGGAATACAATATCTGAAATTGAAAAAGTTGTTTTAACCCATTCGGCTTATAATGAAATAATAACATCAGATAAAGATAAAATTGGTAAATAAAGGGTCGTAAGACCCTTTTTTATTTAACAATACCAAGTTTAAGTAATATTATTGAAACAAAACCAATTCCAATTATTTTTAATAATGTTTTAATTTCCACGGAATATAGTTTATACATCTTTTTCATAATTTTGTGTGATTTTAACAAAGATACTATTTTATATAGTGTTGACAAAATAAATAAGATTTTTTTTTCTTTTAACAGGTATTTATAAATAAAAATCAAATGCCGTCAATAATTTTAACAGAAAGACAATTAGACCTAATAACTAATAAAGTTTTAAATGAAAAAGAAACACTTAACGAATCTTTGTTGAGTTTTGAAAACATTTTAATGGCTGCGGGATTTGTTCCTGTAATTGGTGAGGTTGCTGACATAGCTTTAATATGTTATTATCTATATAAAGGTGAAAAATTATATGCTGCGTTAATGTTAATTGCTTTAATTCCAACTGTCGGAGATTTTATAGCTAAACCAATTATTAGGTTATTTAAAGGAAGTAAAGAAGGTGCTGCGGCGATAAAGGCTGGAGGTAAAACATTAACAGACTATATGGCAAAAAATCCTCAGATGGCTAAAAAGTTTAGTAGTTTAGGTAAATATGTTAATGAACCGGCGGTTCAAAAAACAGTTCAAAGTATAGGTAAAGTAAGTCCAAGTTTAGGTTCAAAATTAAGTGATGGATTAAATACGCTAGCTGGTAGTAGTAGAGCTGTTTCAGGAATAAAAGCTGGAAGTAAAGAAGTTATATCTGGAGGTTCATTTAAAACAGGTTTAAAAGATTATTTTCAAGGTGAAAGATTGTCAAAATATTTTGCAAAAAATGGTGTTTTACCTGAAAATGGTATTAAAAAATGGTGGTTAAATGTTGGTGCAAGACAAGATAGAAGAAATGCTTTTAGAAAATTTATTAGTGCTAATAATTTATTAGCTTATTTTGGTATACCATCTCTAACAACTTTTGAAAGAAAAATGTCTGAAGACGAAGAATTTAGAAAAAAAGTTGCTGAAGACCCAAAAACCAGTGACTACATTGCTCAAAATTATGAAAAAGAAGATATGGTTGTAAATCAAAATAACTCATCACAAAAACAAACATCACAAGATAATTCAAATTCATCACAAGGAAGTGACCAAATACAAAACTTTTTATCTCAAAAGTTTGGAAAGGACTTAACTGATGCATTATCGTTTAAATAATAAAAATTATGAAAAAACAAATTAGTGAAGAAATAAGTTCAATGAAGTTTTTATTAAACTATAAAAGAGGTGTTGTTATTTCTGAACAAGTTACTGACAATAAAACTCAATCAACAGGAGATGTTGCTCTTGATAATATTATACGAGCATTAAAGATTGGTGTAGGTACACCTGGAGCTGAGCTCGGAACTAACGAAGAAAAATTGATGGAAGGTCTATCATTAATAAAAGATAAGCCGACATACGATAAAGTTAATGCCTATTTTACAAAAACCCCTTATAATGGTTATAAATCCGTTGTTGACATGTTAAATGGTGAATTAGACAGAGATAATTTACCAAGAGCTGTTCAGGCAAAAGAATATTTAAGAAATGCTGGACTTGTTTTATCTTATAGTATACAAGATAAAGATAATTATGGTACACCATTAATAACTAAACTATTGATTCCTAAAACTTTTAAAATTGGTGTTAGCTCTTCTCCTGAAACTAATACTACGTCACCAAAAAGTACACCTCAAATAAATACTACAGTTGGTTGGTCAAAATATCCTTGTGTACCTAAACATCCAAATGCTAAAAAAGGTAAAACTGCCAAAGGTTCTGAATATTATCAAATAAATAATTACTATTATTATGATAATGGTAGAAAATATGAGATATCAACCAAAAAGATTATTAATTACACTTGTAATGACCCTGAATTTAAAGTAAGTAATGAGAAAACTCCAATACCAAGTGAATTGAAAAATATTGAAGGTATTAAATTATTTCAAGATTGGTTGGATGTAAACGCTAAAGGTTGGGCGAAAGATTTTGCTAATGGTATTTTAAATAAGAGTGCTGGTTATGGTAATTTTGGTCCAAGAACTAAAAAAGCTTGGGATACTTATGGACGTAGATTCTTATCTAGAGATATAGAGGAATTAAAACCAATGGAAGTAAAACAAATTACACAAATTCCGAACAAACCAAGTGAACTATCACTTTTACAATCAACTCAAAATCCTGTACCTACGGTAAATCAAAAAGTAGGTTAACTTAAACCACAATAATTATGAAAGAAGAATTAATATTAAAATTAGTACAAATACAAAATCAATTTAGATTTTTACATTGGCAAACATTTGGATATGCTAAACATAAATCATACGGTAAAATTTATGATAATATAGGAGATTTAATTGACAGTTTTACTGAGTCAATGATGGGAAAATATGGTAGACCTGAATTTCAACCTGAATTTGCTATTATGTTTCAAGACATTAAAATAATTAATGTTCAAAACTTTTTGGACGGTATCACTGAGTTTTTGGTTGGTATGACAGGACAATTAGATTCAAGTTACGATACTGATTTACTTAATATTAGGGATGAGATGTTAAGTGAAATAAATAAATTAAAATACTTATTAACACTAAAATAATTATATGTCAAAGAAAATTATAAAATTAACTGAAAATGATTTAACAAATATTGTTAAAAGAGTTATTGCGGAACAAAGTCAAATGAGTGGACAAGAAGTATTTGAACTTCAAAATGCTCTTAATAGTTATTTTAAAATGAAAAACATTAAGGCTGGTGGTAAAGTGTTTCAAATTCCTGTGGATTCTAAATGGGGAAGCCTAACATCTAAAGCTGTTGAGATATTTCAAAAGTTTGAAAAAATTAATCCAGATGGAA